GTATTAGGTTCTAATTCTGCTGTAGCTGGATATGAAATAGATAATTCACTTAGGTTTAATAATGATGATAGTGCTTATATGCAATACACACCAAGCAGTGCAAGTTCATCAAGAACAAAATGGACATGGAGTGGTTGGATAAAAAGGGGTCATGAAGCAGTTGATGAGAATAACGATTATCATAGATTTTTTTGTGTTGATGCAGACATTAATAATTATATTATAACAGGATTTAATATATCTGGTGCTTTTAACGTAACTGCTAGAAATAGTAATACCCAAGTATTAAAATTTGAAACAGGTTCTGGTCAATTTAGAGACCACTCAGCATGGTACCATATCGTTATGGCATATGATTCAACACAATCAACAGCAAGAAATAGATTTAGAGTTTATTTTAATGGTGTAGAAGATACAAGAGCTTTAGCTACGACACCTAGTGAAAATTTAGAATTAACTGTATTAAATACATCTGAACATAATATTGGAAGAGATAATCATTCAGGCACTACTTATTATTATGATGGCTATATGTCAGAGGTACACTTTGTAGATGGCACACAATATGCCGCTAGTGATTTTGGTGAGTTTAATGATAATGGAGTTTGGATTCCTAAAGAAGCAGATGTAACCTATGGTACTAATGGTTTTAAATTAGAGTTTAAAAATTCTGGTTCATTAGGAACAGATACATCTGGTAATGGCAATAACTTAACAGCTACTAACCTAACAGCAACAGATCAAACAACAGATACACCTACAAATAATTTTTGTACCTTAAATCCTTTAGATTCTGGTACAGTTACTTTTGCAGAAGGTAATTGTGAAATTACTTGTTCTGATTCAGAAACTGATGGTGCTAGAGGAACTATAGGAGTTCAAAATGGAAAATGGTATTTTGAATTTAAGTTAATTTCTCATGCAGGAGGCGACCCCCCACAGATACTTGGAGTTGCTCAATCTGATGCACAACTCTCAACTTATCCATCAAGTGGAAACTATGCTGTTTATGAAATAGATAGTGGTAAAAAAAGAATTAATGGAAGTCAAAGTACTTATGGAGCAACAGCAACAGATAATGATATAATTGGTGTAGCTTTAAATATGGATGATAACGAAGTAACTTTTTATAAAAATGGTTCATCTCAAGGAACAATAACAAGTGCTACTTCATCTGGTGAATTTTACTTTCCATATATTATAGATGGTACAAGTTCTAGAGGTCACACTACACAAGTAAACTTTGGCAACGCACCTTTCACAATATCAAGCGGTAATTCTGATAGTGCTGGATTAGGCAACTTTGAATACGCAGTACCTAGTGGCTATTATTCACTATGCACGAAGAACTTAGCGGAGTACGGATAATGGCTTATACAACAATAGACGACCCATCAGCATATTTTCAGACAGCTTTATATACAGGTAATGGTGGTAGTTCTACGCAAGTAGTAACTAATGATGGTAATTCAGATTTACAACCAGATTGGATATGGTTAAAAAATAGAACATCAGCAAGATGGCATTTATTAAATGATTCTAGTAGAGGTGCTAGTTATAATCTTTATATCAATGAAGATGATGCAGAAGATGTGGGTGGAAGTGGAGGAAACACAACTATAACATCTTTTAATTCTGATGGATTTACATTAGCAACTGATACAAATGATGGAGGTTGGAATGAACAAGGGGATTCTCATGTAGCATGGCAATGGAAAATTAATGGGGGTACTACAACATCATTTTCTGAAAGTGGCTCTCAAATAGGCGGAAATAGACAAGTTAATACAACAGCGGGTATTAGCCTTATTACTTATACAGGCAATGGTTCATCTGGATCAACAATACCTCATGGTTTAAGTCAAACACCAGAATACGTTATGGTAAAAAATAGAGATGATGCTGATGAATGGGTGGCAAATGGAAGTGTTTTAGGAGATTATGCTAGATTACACCCAAACGCTAGTAGTTCCTTAGCTACAGGCGAAGGTTCGCATGATTATATTAAATACCCAGACACAAATTCAACTAATTTAGTAACAGGTGTTTCTCATAATAGGTCTAATGCTGATGGTGATTCTTATGTGGCTTGGTGTTTTCATTCTGTTCAAGGATATTCTAAGATAGGAAAATACACAGGCAATGGTAATGCAGATGGGCCATTTATCTATACTGGGTTCAAACCAGCTTGGGTTATGTGGAAACGAACTGACGCATCAGAATCTTGGATAATATTAGATAGTGATAGAAATACTTTTAATGTTATGGATAATTATTTAGTTCCTAACTCAAATGGCGCAGAAGGAAGTGCAGATTTTTTGGATTTTACATCAAATGGAATAAAAATAAGAAATACGTTTACTTCATCAAATAATAGTGGAAGTAATTTTATCTACATGGCATTTGCAGAACATCCTTTTGTTTCATCAGAGGGAGTACCATGCACAGCGAGATAAATCCTAAATGCCCAGTATGTGGTGGCGATGAAAACAATTGTTTTTGTGATGACGAATGTGAAAGCTGTGGTGCATGAAGTTTATACTTATCTTATTTCTTAGTTTATTTTTTTCTACAAAAATTTTAGGTGCGGATACCAACACGGTGTCTAGTACGGTAGTGACCTCAACGCCTGGTACTGCTAACTCCCCTTCTGTTGTTGTCAACAATTCTAATATTTGTAAGACTGCTGTAGCGGGTGCGGTGCAAACTCAAATCTTTGGTATTAGTTCGGGTATCACAGTCACAGATGAAACCTGTGAATTATTATTACTCTCTTCAAAGTTATACCAATTTCAAATGAAAGTTGGTGCGGTGACTTTATTAGCTTCAGAGCCTAGAGTGTTCGATGCATTATGGAACGCTGGTACATACGCCCCAGTAAATATTAATGGTGAGTCTAAGATAGGTAATGATGCAAGAGATGCATGGTTAGACAATGTACATCTTATGCCAGAGGGTAGCTTAGTCAAAGCTAGATTACTAAAAGAAAAAGAAAATGAAATTGTAAAAAGGAAGGAGGATAATCATGACCTTGAGAAGTTTTTATTTATGGCTATGGCTATGTATATTGGTATGCCTATCCTCTTCTAGTAAAGCTGTAGACTGCACAACAGATACTATTGGCTTATGTACTCCTGGTGTTACAGAAACTATTATTGAAACAATAACAGAAACAGTAGAGCATAAACCAGATGGTGTTCTTACTACAACAGAAACAATTAAAGACATTACAACTACAACAGTTGCCAATGAAAACTCTGGTGATATTTTAGATAGTGATAACGGGTACGTTGTAAAATCTAAAGACGGTTCAATGGCCATAGCAGATTGGGGAGGTCAAGGCCCCGCTTCTATGCCTACTGGAGATGCTTGTGGTGAATTGAATGTTACCAAGTGTGCTATGATTACTGGTTCGGGTAACTCTACATCTACGATGGGTGTTGAAGGTATGGGTACTACTTTTATTCAGACAGTAAATATTTCTGATCTTAATATTAAACATGGTGGTCAAGCTAACTATGAAATTAGAGTAGACAAACAAGATGCTAGTGATTCTATCTATATGCATATTACAGGTAAGGATGGAAACACCAATGTTTTTTCTGGTACTGATATTTTATCTGCTAGTGGTACTGCAAGTGGCTATCAAACATATGAAAATAGTTTTGATTTTGCTGGTAGTTTAACAACTGTTATTATCGAAGTAGGTGGGAGGGATATTAACTTACAAATAGGCCCCATGTTCTCAAACGTTTCCCTTGAAATTTTGTATAACACTATCAACACCATTATTAGCCAAGAAATAACTACCGTAGAAATGTTTGTTGCTCTTAACATAGATGCACCTCAAGAAATTATAAATGTTGTTGAAGATATTTTTGACAGTAATGACATGGTGGATACCAAAGAAGGTATGACTATGGAACCTATAGAAATGGAAGAAGTAACGTATGAAACTGTAGAAACAGAGATGGCTGAAATGATAGAGATGGAAATGCCAGAGATAGAAATAGAAGTAGCCGAAATAGAAATAGAAATAGAAGCAGAAATTGAAGCTGAGATAGAAACAACAGTAGAAGAAACTATTGAAGAAGAGATGACAGAGCCAGAGGTAGAAACAAAAGAAGTAGAAAAAGCAGAGGTAAAGGAAGAGCCTAAAGAAGAACCAAAGAAGGAAGAGTCAGCTAAAGAAAAAGCTGGTAAGAAAATTGTTAAGTCAATGGATGATAAGAAAAGATACGATGCTACTAATCAATTAAAAACATTAATTGTTATGCAAGTATTAGGTGACAGCAAATCATTCTTTCAAAGTCAAAAAGAATTAGAGGACCGTCAAGGTTTCTTTGATAATGCTGTACTAGCTGATGGTGAAATTAACTATAACCTTATGGGCCAATATCTTTTGTTTGTTGGTAGTGATGGGTTACATAACGAAATGGTGGAGAGTCAATGGCGGAACTAGAATTACCAGGCGGAATAAAATTTAAAGGCGGTAAAATTTTTTTAGTGTTAACTGCCCTATCAACATTAGCTGGTGGTGGGTGGACAGTTTATAAATTTATAGACGATTACTTAGAACTAAAAGAAGTTGTATCATCTTATGTATCACCAGACTTTTCAGAGTTTGATAAACGATTAGAGTTAGTACAATCAGAAGTAGACATGATCCAGGGTGAGTTGTCTATGATTATACAAGAAGTATCTTTAGTGTCTGATGTTGCTAATGAATTAAAAAATGATCTGCGTACTGATGTTAGACGCATAGAGTCTATTGTTGAAGATGTAGAGCAACAAGTCAAACAAGATGCTAGAGATAATAGTAAAGATTTAAAAGAAACATTAACATCAATTGAGAATGACATGGATGAGTTAGATAAAGATATTAATGAAGCAATGACAAAGCTAGAAGAAACTATTGATAAAAGAATTAAACTATCATTAGATAACCCTTTGAGTCAGATAAAGTAATGGCTGATTGGGAAAAAGAAATTGCTGAACTACGAACTGATGTAAAGCATATGTTACAGAGCCAAGAAACAATGCAAAAAGAAATTAAAAATTTACAGAAGTTTTCAGCTATGGGTGCTGGTGGTTTAAAAGCATTAGTCATAATAGGTATTGTGCTTGGTGTAATTGCTAAGTGGATGGGATTTTTTGATTAAGAACAAGCGAAGAAACGGATGACAGATGATAACAACTATAAACTATGGTTACTTCAACAACTTCTTCAAAGTAACAGATTGCCAGACGATCATACAGAATGGGAAGAAGAATTTGACGGAGGGCAAGACCTGGGGGAAGGACCAACAGGACCAACGCAAATCCAAAATAAGTTGGATGAACGACTTTCATTTAGGTCAAATCTTGTATACACAGTTACAACAGGCAAACGACCAATTGCGGTGGAACTTACAAACTACGGTTATAGAGTGCATACAATTCACTAGCTACGGTGAGAATGATTTCTATGATTGGCATAGGGATAATGATTTAGATAAACCTTTTGAAGAAGGATACTTAAAAGGATTAGTACGCAAGATTAGTTTTAGTATTTTATTAAATGATCCAGCAGAATATGAAGGTGGTGAATTTCAATTTGAAATAGGTAATCCTAATGACAAAGATAGAATAAAAACTTTAGACAAACCAAGTCAAGGTGGTGCTATTATATTTCCTAGTTACTTATATCACCGTGTTCAACCAGTAACAAAAGGTACACGCTATTCCTTAGTTGGCTGGGTATGTGGTCAACCCTGGAGGTAGTATGATTAATTATATTATTGCTGGGATTTTGTGTGTTTCAAACATACAATCGACAAATCTGTGTTTTGATGTTAGGATACCCGTGAAATTTGAAACCTTGGCAGAGTGCAATTTCAAGATGAAACAATTGATTAGTGTACTCCATCCAGAGTTTACAGAACGAGGTTTGTATATACGAACTAAATGTTTTGAAGAAATAAATATGAATGGAAAGAATATTATATGGACTACGACAGATTAAAAGAAGAGATTACCAATAGTGAAGGCTTACGATTAAAAGCCTATCAATTAGAATACAACACAGCCGATGGTCCAGTTAAAGAACCATTTTATACTATAGGTATAGGTCACCGTGTTAAAGAAAGTGATAAGATAGATGTCAATAAAGAGTACACCTATGACTTTGTTCAGAAATTATTTGAGGTAGATTTTTCTATAGCCAAAGCTGGGGCAGATGAATTGTTAGGTGATTGTCATCCGATGGCGAAGGAAGCTGGAATTGAGTGTGTTTTTGTCCTTGGAAAAAATGGTTTTAGTAAATTTGGTAAGACAATAAAATTTATTAAAGAAGGAAAGCACCAGGAAGCATCTGAAGAAATAAAAGATTCGAAATGGTATCGTCAAGTACCACATAGGGTGGAAGAAATATCAAGAAAGTTGAGGGAAATATAATGTTAAATTTGTTACTTGGACCTGTTGCAAATATAGTTGGTAGTGCTGTCAAAGGTTACACAGAAACTAAGAAAGCAAAGGCAGAACAAAAAATTACTGAGATAAAAACTAAAACAGATATTATGAAGAAACAGATATCTGGTGAAATTGATTATGATTTAACTGCATTAAAAAATCAAAACGCAACATGGGCTGATGAAGCGTGGACTATATTATTTATTTTAATTATTGGTGGATGTTTTATACCTCCCTTTACTCCTTATGTAGAAAAAGGCTTTGTCGCTTTAAGTGCCACGCCCCAATGGTTTCAATTTGCCATGTACGGTGCGATTGGAAGTAGTTTTGGACTGAGATCCATGACTAAATTTCTTAAAAAATAGATGGACATAAACAAAAGAATATTTTGTATCTCTGACCTTCACGCACCCTACCAGCATAGAGATGCATTAGCTTTTATTAAAGCGTGTAAGAAAAAGTACAAACCTACTAGATGGATTTGTCAAGGCGATGAAATAGATGGCAGTAGTTTTTCTTTTCATTCACCCGATCCAGACCTAGATGCACCTACTAAAGAGTTAGACTTAGCTAAAAATTTTTTACATAAATTACAGGACATTGTTCCCGATATGATGTTCTTACATTCTAATCATGGTTCCCTTCTCTACCGTAGAAGAAAACAACATATGCTACCAGAGCAAATGATAAAAGATTATGCTGACGTATTAGAGGTAGATAAAAAAAGATGGACCTGGCATCCACATATACTAATCAAATCTAAATGGGGTTCTTTTTATTTTATACATAACCTTAATAAAGATTGTGTGAAGTCAGCCCAGGCTCTTGGTTACGATGGGTATGTGCAAAGTCATTTTCACAGTTTATTTACCTGTACTTATTTTTCTACACCCGAAAGTTTAAAGTGGGCGTGTACGATTGGAAGTATGATAGATAAAGATAGTATGGCTTTTGCGTATTCCAGGAATGGATCACTAGCCAGACCTGTACTTGGATGTATGTTAATCAATAAAGGCATACCGCATTTAATACCCATGCGATTATTAAAAGGTGGAAGGTGGGATGGCGAACTCACGGAAATATAAATCTATAACAGTACACGGTAAGAAGTATCCAGAAGTAGAAATACATTGGCAAGATATTTTAGGTGACAGCAGTATTGCTACAGCAGAGGAGTTTGGAAAAATGAAACCAGCAAACTTAATTAGTAAATGTTATTTATACAAGCGAACAAAAGACTACATTTATACATTTGCTACCTATCAAGTAGATAATGATGAATCTTACGGTGATCGCAATGTTTTTCCTGTAGGTATCGTTAAAAAGGTTCTCAAAATACCCCTTTAAATGCGTTTGTAGTACCCTTCTAGGGTGATTGTACCTTAAAAACACTAAACCTATTGTATGGTCTTTATATGGCTAATATGGAGGTGGGGCCAGTTTTAAGGAGGAGAACACTAAGGAGAAACCAGCCCCGTATTCTAAAGAAGGAAAAAAACAAAAACTTCTCTAGAAACTATATTAAATTCCACAATTTACGAAGCCAGATGTTGCCAAGTATTAAGACATACGGATTGTCCTTGTTAGCTTCCATCCACTTCTCTATTTTTGTGGTATCAAAATTTATTTCTTGCTCTGTCATATGACCTCAATTCCATTTGCCTTGCCAACATGAACTTTAATAAGATTTCTTTCTTCCATGCGTCTAAGCATATGCCATACTGAAGTATGTGATTTTAATGCAAGATGATCTTTAATCTGTCTAAGTGTCGGTGATCTTTTTTCTTTATCTAAAAAATCTTTAATAAAGTTTAGACACCTCTGTTGTTTCTCAGTAGGACCTATCATTGTGAACCTTTCATTTTAGATTTCATTGATCGCACATACACACCATGTAAATTGACTAACTCTTGTTGTAACTCTGGTTCAAATTTATCTATTTCTTCAACAAGTTTTTTATCAAAAAAATAATTATTCAAATCTTTAAAACGAGTATCTATTTGTG